CTTTGTTTGGAATGGAGTACGCAAAATATGGTGAAGAGCATTCGGAGATTTTTGAATCAGAAACCTCTGACCGTTCTTTTGAAGAAGAAACTAAGTTGTCAGGATTCTCTGCTGCCCCCGTTAAAGACGAAGGTGCTGCGATTGAATATGACAACGCACAAGAAGCATTCACTGCTCGCTATACGCACGAGACCGTGGCTATGGGCTTCAGTATTACCGAGGAGGCAATCGAGGATAATCTGTATGACTCGTTATCTGCTCGTTATACGAAGGCTCTAGCACGCGCTATGGCGTACACCAAGCAAGTGAAAGCGGCTACCATTTTGAACAACGCGTTTGCATCAGGCACCACCTATGGTGACGGACAGACTCTATGTTCAACGGCACACCCGCTTGTTTCTGGTGGCACTAACTCAAACCGTCCCGCTGTTGCGGCTGACCTTAACGAAACTTCTTTGGAAGCGGCTGTTATTCAGATTGCAGGTTGGACTGATGAGCGTGGTTTGCTGATCGCAGCACGCCCCACCAAGCTGATTATCCCACCGAATCTACAGTTCGTGGCAACTCGTTTGCTTGAAACTGAAGGTCGTGTAGGAACGGCTGACAACGATTTGAACGCATTACGTAACAACGGATCCATCCCCGGTGGTTACTCAATTAATCACTATCTGACTGATACTGATGCGTTCTTTTTGATGACCGACGTACCGAATGGTCTTAAACACTTTGTTCGTTCCCCAATGGCTACATCTATGGATGCAGACTTTGATACGGGCAATTCGCGTTATAAGGCAAGAGAACGCTATAGTTTTGGCGTATCTGACCCACTTGGGATTTTCGGATCACCCGGAGCGTAAAACGCTGTACAAAGAGAGGGGCACATGTTGCCCCTTTTCTTTTTCTACTGTATAAGTATTTCATCCCTGACAGGTGCATCCCGTACCTGACAATAGCCACGACAGGAGATACACATGGCTAATACGACGTTTAACGGCCCCGTCCGTTCAGAAAACGGCTTTACTGTAGTTTCAAAAAACGCCACAACGGGCGCTATTACAGACGTTGCAAGTATTGCCTCTACAGGCATTGTTACTGACAAGTACATCAAGCACGTAGGTTTCGCTACGGGCGTTACGGTCAACACCACGGCAGGTGACAGCCCGACTATTGGCGAGTTTACGCAGCCAGCGAACACAATCATCACAGACATCAAAATTTTCTGTGACACCTCACCAGTTATTGGTACGGGTGACATTGGTTATGAGGTTGGTACTTCTAGCTCTGGCGCACAGATTGTTGCGGCGGTGACGGATGAAATTCTGGATGGTGGTACTACAGTTGTAGTAGGTAACGTCACAACTACTTCTTTGGTTTTACAAACTCAAAGTGGCACTACGGCTCCTGCTTCTGTTCAGTACACTTCTGCTGCAAGAACTATTTTCTGCAACATTACTAATACAGTTGACGCAACCACCGCTGGTTCTTTTACGTTCATTATTGAGTACGTTCAGATAGCGTAATAGGAGGCAGTTATGGCTGATGCAGTAGCTTCCCAAATAGTAGTTGATGGGCCATCTTTCGTGGCTATCAAACTAACAAACATCTCTGATGGCACTGGTGAAACTGCCGTGACTAAAGTAGATGTGAGTGCGCTAGAAGCAGATTCACGCACAGGACTGTCCTGCACCGACGTTAATATAGAGCGTATATGGTGGCAGTGTATTGGCATGAAAGTTCGTATTCTGTTCGATGCAGATACAGATGTTATGGCAATAGAACTAGGTGAGAACCAAAGTGGTAATCACGACTATTCTATATTTGGTGGACTGACTAACAATGCAGGAACCGGCAAGACGGGGGACGTAAAGTTCACCACAGTTGGTGCTAGCAGTGGCGATACCTACACTGTAATCCTGTATATGCGTAAGAAGTTTGGCTAATAACCTTGCGTAGTTACTACAAAAAGAAAGTCGAAAGCTGCCCTTCTTTTAAGAAGGGTGGTATGCCGCCCCGCAACAAGAAAAACTTTCGCCCCACAAAAAGTGGCGCAGGTATGACTGAGGCAGGTGTTAAGGCGTACAGAAAGAAGAACCCCGGAAGCAAACTGCAAACGGCGGTTACTGAGAAAAGTCCTACGGGCAAACGAGCGGCACGCAGAAAATCTTTCTGTGCGCGTTCAGCGGGTCAGATGAAAAAATTCCCTAAAGCAGCAAAAGACCCTAATTCAAGGCTGCGGCAGGCGCGAAAAAGATGGAGATGCTAACTTGGCATATTTACAAAGCAACATTCCGCACTTTAAGTGCTGGGTGCGGCGAGAGTATACCCATAACCATGAGAAGTACCACGGCGAGTTTATTCACGCTATGGCTATTGCGGTTACGACTATACCCTGCAGGTGTTTGAGTTTTCAGGTAATTTTTACTGGAGCAGAGAGTTACGATGACGAGAATGAACCCAACGTACACGGCGGCGCTATGTGGGCACGTATGCCTATAACAGCATTATGTGGTGACACTCCGTATGACGAGTGGCCGGTGCCTATGGATGTATGGGCAGCACAGCCTTGGGACTGTAGTTCTCGCACGCACGCCGTTTATGTGCTTGATAGGGCAACACCATGTCCTTGGTTGGCAAAGATAGACGGTGAGATGTATCCAGCAAAGTACATGTTTACGGTGGACTACACAGATTCAGAAATAGGCGATGACCCCGCACAACATAAGCAGAGTCACGTTATGGAACTTTTAGACGCTGGTGAGTGGACAGGGAATATAGTAGCCCTACCCAATAACAGAGTACGTGTTACTCATCCAGCATGGTTTGAAACGGGCGAGGGGGCACCAGACTTTAGACCTTCTCAGTATGTGCATTACAGCAAATCTGATTTGGACTACACGTTAGATACCAACCAGATATTTAACAACTTATACGCGGAGTAAGTCATGGCTAGAAGACGCATGGGTTTTGGCAGAACAATTGAAGACGAGCCGATAAAAACAAAAACAAACCGAGGTCGTAGCACTACACGAAGGGCTTCTAGGAAACCTACAGGTAAAATGGAGCCACCTGCCCCTACACCAGCAGCACCAAAAGCACCTAAAATAGACGCCATGACTGTAACTAAAACAGCCACTAAGCCTAAAGCAGATGCAAAGGTTACCCCAAAAGTTGCAACTCCACCCAAGGTAACAAAAAGACCTCAAGTAACGGGTGAAGGTAGTAGAAATGTTACTAGAGAAGGGCCAATGGGTAAGAGAACGCTCGCTAACGTAACTAAAGAACAGTTGACTGATACAGGTATGAGCTTACGTCAGTATCTTAACTACATGGATAAGAACGACGGTAAACGCCCACCGAAAAAGAAGGCAGAAAGTAAAACACCTAGACGTACAGGGTCAGCCAGACCAATGAGCGAACGTAAGTTTGCTAAAGGAGGAATGATGAAGTCTAAGATGAAGGCCAAGGGTATGAAAGCTGGCGGCAAGATGAAGACTAAAGGGTATATGGCTGGAGGGTTGAAAGATGCTCCAGAGGGTAACACAGGTCTTAAGAAGCTGCCTAAGCAAGTGCGTAACAAGATGGGGTTCAAGGCCAAAGGTGGCATGATGAAGACCAAAGGTTATGCTAAGGGTGGTATGAAGACCAAGGGCTACGCCGCAGGTGGCATGAAGTCTAAGATGGCTACTAAGAAGAAGCCTACTAAGCAAAAGGTTCGCGGTGCCGGTATCGCTCGTAAGGGCGTGCGTCCAGCGAAGATGCGATGAGACGCTACTATAAGTCAGGCGGCAAGGTGAAGTCGGGCGGTAAGATCTGCCCGAAAGGTAAGGCGTGGGCCAAGCGCACGTTTGATACCTACCCGTCTGCTTACGCAAACATGGCAGCTTCTAAGTATTGCAAAGACCCTAACTACGCTAAGGGCAGCAAGAAGAAGAGTAAGTAATGGGACAGCTCAAACAATGGCGGGATCAGCAGTGGGTTCGTATTGGCACCGATGGCAAGATCAAGGGGCCATGCGGCACGTCGAAGGACAAAAAGAACCCAGATCGCTGCCTACCCAAAGCTAAGGCGCAGTCACTGAGCCAGTCTGAGCGTGCTACTACGGCGCGTAAAAAGAAAAAAGCTGGGGCAAAAGGCAAGACAGTGGTTTCTAATACGCCTAAAGCTAAGGTAAAAACCGCAAAAAAAGGCGGTATGATCCGCGAAAATCATAAGGGTTGCGGAGCAGTCATGGGCAACCGTAGAAAGAAAACCTTATACGTAAAAGGTAGTAAGCCATGACAACATCTGGAACAACCGCATTTGAGATGGATTTCACGGAGATCGCTGAAGAAGCGTGGGAACGTGCGGGCCGTGAAATGCGTTCAGGGTATGACCTTCGCACTGCTCGCAGATCTATGAATTTGATGACTATTGAGTGGCAAAACCGTGGTCTTAATCTGTGGACGATAGACGAGGGCACAGTAAATCTGGTCAAAGACACCGCACAATATGACTTACCTGCGGATACCATTGATTTGTTAGAACAAGTTATACGTACAAATTCTGGTGATGAGTATACGCAGCAGGATCTTACGATAAACCGTATTAGCGTTAGTACATACGCATCTATACCTAACAAGCTAACAGAAGGTAGACCGATACAGGTATACATCGAAAGACTCGTAGCCAACCCAAAAATAAATGTATGGCCTGTACCCGACAAAAATAACACCTATGTCTTCAAGTATTACCGTATGCGGCGTATACAGGACGCAGGTAGTGGAGTAGAAACTCCTGATGTGAACTTTAGGTTTCTACCCTGTTTGGTTGCAGGGCTGGCGTATCACATAGCCATGAAAGACCCAGAACTAGCACCCCGTATACCTCTACTTAAAGACGTTTACGAAGAGCAGTTTAGGTTAGCCGCCGAAGAGGACAGGGTAAAAACGCCAGCGCGTTTTGTGCCTAAGATAGGTTATGTCTAACCGCTTCGCTTCTACAAAACGTGCTATCGCAGAGTGTGATATTTGTGGATTTCAGTTCAAGTTACGAGAACTAAAAGAGCTAATACGAAAAGGGAAAACTACTAATCTAAAGGCTTGTCACGAGTGCTGGAACCCTGACCACCCTCAACTGAAGTTAGGTGAGTTTCCTGTAGATGACCCTCAAGCCATACGTGATCCAAGACCTGATAGGAGTCTAGGCGAGGCAGGTAGCAATAGCAGTAGACAGATACAGTATAGTTTTAATCCAGTTGGTGCGGGTAGAGACCCGTTTGGTTTAACACCTAATGCCCTTGTTGCTACAGGGGAAGTAGGTACAGTAACGGTAACAACAACTTAGGTGATCTTATGAAGAATATGAGCACAGTGAAGCCAGTAAAAAATGCTCCTAAGACAGACATGAAGAATGTTAAAACCACGGGTATAAAAATTCGTGGTACGGGTGCGGCTACAAAAGGAACTATGGCCCGTGGGCCTATGGCGTAAACCATGAGTATGACCTACTCACAGCTAACGGCGAACATACAGGACATTTGTGAAACCACGTTTACAAGTGACCAACTTGCTATGTTTGTGCAGCAGACAGAACAGTTTATATACAACACTGTTCAGCTTCCGTCGTTAAGAAAAAATGTATCGGGCACTATAACGCTAGGTAACAAGTATTTAGCTGTGCCATCGGACTACCTGTACACCTATAGTTTGGCTGTGGTTAATAGTGATGGATCTTTCGACTTTCTACTCAATAAAGATGTTAACTTTATCCGTGAAGCATACCCCACGCCTACATCTACGGGTGTCCCTAAACATTACGCTAACTTTAACGATGAAACATTTATTCTTGGCCCCACACCAAACGCTAGTTTTACTGCAGAACTTCATTACGGGTATTACCCAGAGTCTATTGTTACTGCTAGCACGCTGCCGTGGCTTGGCGAAAACTTTGATTCTGCGTTGTTAAATGGCTCTTTAGTTGAAGCGATACGGTTTATGAAAGGTGAGCCTGATTTAGTTGCTATGTACGATAAGATGTTTGGTCAATCGCTGACTTTGTTGAAGGTATTGGGTGACGGTAAGCTGCGTGGGGATACATACAGAGAAGGTCAGTATACGCAGGCAGTTACATAGTATGTTTATGAAAGCACCAGAAATAGAAATAGGGCAGGTTACGGTAGCCACCACTGAATACAAAGGGCATGACCCAGAGTATTGGGCTGAACAGGCTACCAATCGTATTGTGAGTGTCGGTGGCAATTGTCACCCAGCCATAGCTCAACAAGCAGAAGCGTTCAAAGAGATGGTACAAACTCTAGTTTGTCTGTATATGAAAGAAGCAATAAAGAGTGATAGGACTACGCTGATCGCGCAATTATTGAAACAAGGTCATGGCGACATGGCGGAAATACTTAGGAGAATCTAATGGCTATATCGACAGCTATGTGTACGTCGTTTAAGCAAGAGTTACTTGTTGGCACACACAATTTTACTGCTAGTTCTGGCAACTCATTTAAGTTGGCTTTGTACACAAGTTCAGCATCTTTAGGTGCCGGTACAACAGCGTACACAACATCTAATGAGGTATCTGGCACAGGATATACAGCAGCGGGTGCAGCACTTACGAGTGTAACGCCGACCACATCAGGCACCACAGCGTTCTGTGATTTTAGCGATTTGACCTTCTCCAGTAGCACCATAACTGCGAATGGGGCACTTATATATAACGACACACAAAGCGATAAAGCTGTCTGTGCGTTAGCGTTTGGTGGAGATAAGACCAGCACGGCTGGAGATTTTACTATTACGTTCCCTACAGCAGACGCTAGCAATGCAATTATCCGCATTGCATAGGATTTAATGTGTGGCAAATGTTACTGGCTGGGGTAGAGGCACTTGGGGCGAAGATGCGTGGGGCGAACCTGATCTCGTCGATGTTACAGGTGTATCCGCAACTGGAGCCATCGGTGCAGTTACGGTTGCGGCAAGCGCAAATACCTCTGTCACAGGCGTTTCAGCAACAAGCGCAGTCGGATCGGTCACTGTATCGGCAGACGCTAATGCTACGGCTACGGGCACTGCTGGGACAGGCGCTGTTGGAACTGTATCAGTCACGGGAACGGCTAATGTTACATCACCTAGTGTCACGAGCACGGGCGCAATCGGTTCGGTTTCCGTTAGTGCAAATGCAAACACTTCGGCCACCGGAGTATCTTCGACAGGATCGGTGGGATCTGTTTCTATTGCCGCTTCTGCGAATGTCAGTCCTACTGGTGTTGTTGGCACTTCAACCGTTGGCTCAATTACAGTCGCGGGTGCAGCAAACACTTCAGTTACAGGTGTTAGTGGAACTAGCACTGTTGGTTCTGTTACTGCCACTGGCGCTGCTGACGTTACTGCCACTGGGATTAGCGGCAGTGGTGCAATTGGTTCGGTATCTATTACTGGCGATTCATCAGTTACCCCAACAGGTGTTGAAGGCACTGGTGCAGTTACCACGGTATCTATCGAACTGGGCATCACGGTTAGCCCAACAGGAGTATCAGGGACAGGGCAGACAGGAAGTGTATCAACTACAGCCGATGGAAACGTCACACTCACAGGAGTCAGCGTTACCGGAGAAGTCGGCCCAGTAACTGTATGGGGGCTGATAGACGATGCACAAACACCAAACTGGAGTAATATAGATGCTTCACAAACGCCTAGTTGGTCAAGTGTGTCAACGAGTCAGACCCCAAATTGGCAAGAGGTTGCATAATGGTTCGTAAAGTTAAAAAAGTGATAAAAGGTTTAGAAAAAGCCTCTAAGACTCATAAGAAGCAAGCAGAAACGCTCAAGAAACATGTAGCTTCAGTCAAGAAACCAAAGGCTAAAAGTCGGAGAAAGTAGATGGCAGTTTATACTAATGATTTACGCCTCAAAGAAATCGCCACTGGGGACGAAAGCGGAACTTGGGGCACCAGCACAAATACAAATTTGTCGTTAGTTGCAGAGGCATTTAGTTTTGGCACGGAAGCTATTACGACGAATGCTGATACTCATACTACTACTATTGCTGATGGGTCTACTGACCC